GTGTTAAACATTCAGAATTTCATGATGTTTATGGTGAAGCAATCAAGAAAACTTCTTTGCCGCCTATTAGAGTTTATGCATTGGTTGAGTGGGACGGGTTAAAGACAGAAACTGGAAAATTTGGCGTAGATAGAAAATCATCTTTAACTGTACATTTTCACAAGAAAAGATTAACCGAAGATCAAGATTTGTTTGTTAGAGAGGGCGACTTTGTTTTGTACGGCGATATTTTTTATGAAATTGTTTCTTTAGATGAGCCAAAACAACTTTATGGACAAGCAGATACGCGCTATGAGGTATTAGCCAAGTGCGTAAGAGCGAGAGAGGGTAAATTCAATGCCAAGTAAAACACAAAGTTCGGGCAGAGTTTTAAATTTAAAGCCATCAACTTTTGAAACAATTGATAAGGCGGTTTTAAAATGGGTTGATGATGCTTTAAATATTCATTCTTCCACAAATGATGGCTGGAAGAAAACTCCTGTTGTTTGGATTACCGCCGAAAGAGCTTTTCAAATTAAAAATAAGCGCGAAATGAGAAGCGTTGATTCTGAATCTCTTATTTTTCCTTTAATGACAATTGAACGAGAGAGCGTCACCAAGACACCAGTGACAAAAAGGCCAATACCTGGGCATCTTTATCCGGATAATATGGGTGCTCGTGGGTATAGAGGCGGCGCCTTTACTTTGACAAAAATAATGAATCAAAATAAAACAAGAAATTTTGCAGCAGCAGACTCAAATAGAGTATTGGGGCAATATTATTTCCCCAACAAGAAAAAGAAAAATAAAAAAATTGTTTATCAAACGATTTCTATTCCATTTCCGGTATATTATGATCTTTCGTATAATATTAATTTACGTGCAGATTATCAGCAACAGATGAACGAAATGATGGCGCCATTTGCAACTTATACTGGAGGCATAAATCAATTTAGGGTGGAACAAGATAATCATTTTTATGATATCTTTGTAGAAGATAGTTATGCTTCGGACAACAATATTGCATCTTTGGCAGAAGAAGAAAAGAAATATGAAACGGTCGTTAAGCTTAAAGTGCTTGGATATTTAATTGGCTCAGAAGATAATCAAGAAACACCAAAAGTTGCTATACGAGAAAACCTTGTTGATCTTAAGTTCACAAGAGAAAGGGTTTGGGTTGGAGATATAAATGAGGTTGGGACTGAAGACTTCAGAGGTTAATACCTGCGTTTTGACATTTCATTAACTATTTATTGTAGCATTAAAATGTAATATTCAGGAGAGCGAATAACATGGCCAGAAAATTCAAATTTATTTCACCCGGCGTTTTCTTAAACGAAATTGACAATTCACAGTTGCCGAGCGAACCACAGCCCGTAGGGCCACTAATCATTGGCACCACTCAAAAAGGCCCAGCAATGCGGCCCGTGCAAGTAGATTCATTCGCAGAATTTGTTGATTATTTTGGAACACCTACTGCCGGCGGTGACGGAACAGACGTTTGGAGAAGCGGCACGCCCCAGGCTCCAACTTATGCGGCATATGCTGCGCAAGCATGGCTTAAAAATTCATCCACAGTTAATGTTGTGCGCCTGTTGGGCACAGAACATAAAAATAGAACAGACGCTACTTCAAATAACAGTGGCCAAGCCGGCTGGAGAACTGATACGGTACGCACCACCGCGCTGATCAGCGACCTCAAGGCCGGCGACGAGGCCGGCGGCGCATACGGCCTTTGGGTATTTCCGCCCAAGATTTCCTCTTCTTATCAGCGTGGCGGTTCGAGTATCGCTATCTCACAAGCAACCGGTTCACTGGCAGCAATTTGGTACATGAATGGCGGCTCCATTGGATTGGATGGAGTTAATGCAGCGGCCACTAGCTCGCTTCATTCAATTGGCGTATTAATGCAGTCAGATGACAACGGCCGCTTTGTTGCTAGTATTGAAGATAGTGATAATGGTGATAGTGAAACAATATTGTTTTCTATTGATAGCGGCAATAGAAATTATCTTCGAAGAGTTTTTAATACGAACCCAACATTAGTAACTACGGAAGTTAGCTCTGTAACTTCGTCATATTGGCTTGGTGAATCATTTTGTGATTCAATAGACATTGAAGCATCTAGAAATACGGCAGTCACAGGCAATTATGTTGCTTCCAGCCACGGCTCTTTGACGTATATAAATGCAAGCGCTTCAGTCGCGGCCTACAAAAGTGCGACGCCAAAATATTTAGGCATAATTATGCCGATTCGTGCTGCAGATTCTTTGGCAGCAAATTATGATCATGCTCATAAATTAGCAGCATTTGCAGATAGCTCTGGTAATCGCAGAAACAGTAGAACCGGTTGGTTTATTTCACAAAATGTTGGTGAAAGAACATCTTTCGATGCTAGAAACATGCAAAAGCTTGTCCGCTTCCACGGATTGGATAACGGCACTTGGTGCCAAAACAAGTATAAGATTTCTATTACAAATGTTAGATATTCTAAAAACAATGATAACAAATATGGCACTTTCAGCGTTGAGCTTCGTGATATCAGAGATCGAGACGGCGCAAAGATTGTTTTAGAGAAATATGACATGTGCAATCTAAATCCAGATTCTGAAAATTATATTGCTCGTCAAGTTGGTGATATGTATACAGTTTTTGACCCCACTGAGCGAATTCTTCGCGAAAGAGGCCAGTGGCCAAATCGTTCAAAATATATTAGAATAGAAATGAACACCGAAGTTGATGTTGGTGCAACCAACGAAGAGTATCTTCCATGGGGCGCCTGGGGTCCACCAAAATATCGTGATCTTGCTTGGTTTAATCATCCGCAGGGCGGCAACACCGGCCTCAACGGAGCCGCGGCCGCCAACTCGACCACGCTCAGCGGCAGCATATGGTGGGATCTTGGCACCAAGGGCGGCTACCGGCCGGCCGACCCAGGCGCCGGCGGTACCGCCAGCGGGTCCAGCGTCGTCAAGGCGTTTATTGCTGGTGGCACTGCAGATCACGGCAGCTATGTGATCTCTGCTTCTTCGCCTTCCAGCGTCGCCGTCGGAATCGTCTTCTCTTTCCAGCAGCTAGTGTCGGGCACTGGCGACGCCAACATTGGTCGACTGCACGGGTCTTGTTCGCTTGGATTTAGATTCCCCACACTGCCAATGAGAACGTCTGGTACAATAGGTGGAACAAACTTCAAAACCGCATATTATGGTGTATACACCGGCGTCGCAAGAGATAAAAATTACCAAACAAAATACAATGAAGACGTTGTTGATCACCTTCGCGTAGGAGCTTCGGCCCTTGTTGATGTTTGGGACGGCCACACAACAAATGCCTACCTAGCACCACAGTTTGTCTTTACACTGGATGATATTTCACAATCTGCTGATAAGGATGATTTTGCGTATGTTTCTGGTACACACCAAGCAACATCAAATGGCACTCTTGGCAAAGCATTTACGTGTCAATCTTCAACAAGCTCCATTAAAGATCTTATTGACGAAGGGGTTAACAAGTTCACAACCGTTTTCCACGGTGGTGTTGATGGATTAAACATCACAGAACAGCAACCACTGAGAAGCGGCTTGTTGCACAATGCTACTGCAACTCCAACAGAAAAGAGCAGCTATGTATTTAACACTTACAACGAGATCATTGATACGATCAAGGATCCAGAAGTTGTTGAGTGCAATCTCTTGTCAATTCCTGGCTTAAAGCATGAGCCGCTTACTGATAAGTTGGTTGATGGTGCTGAATCCCGCGGCGACACATTGGCTGTAATTGATCTTAAGAAGGGATTTCGGCCTTCATTCGAAGGTGCCGATTCTAGTAACATTGGTTAACCAGTTTACAGGACCAACACTAAAGATGTGATCGATAATCTAAAAGATAGAAACTTGAACAGTAGCTATGGCTGTGCTTATTACCCGTGGGTTAGAATTAGAGACACCATCGGCGGCACTTTCTTGCATATTCCGCCATCTATTGTTGCAATAGGCGCAATGTCTTATACAGACAGGGTTAAAGCCCCGTGGTTTGCCCCTGCTGGCTTTAATCGTGGCGGACTTTCAAGTGGCGTTGCTGGTTTGCCAGTAATTGGTATAACTCAGCGGCTCACATCCAAGGATCGTGACGATCTTTACGATGCTAACATTAATCCTATTGCGACATTCCCACAAGAAGGGATTGTTATCTTTGGTCAGAAGACCCTACAGGTCACAAGAAGCGCTTTGGACAGAATTAATGTTCGTAGATTGCTCTTATTTGTCAAGAAGGGAATTTCTACGATTTCAAATGATCTTCTGTTTGAGAATAATGTGAGAGAAACTTGGGAACGCTTTATTAATCGTGCAAATCCATTCCTTAATGACGTTAAAGCGAGATTTGGTTTAACTGACTACAAGCTAGTTTTGGATGAAACCACAACAACGCCAGATTTAATTGATAGAAACATTATGTATGCCAAGATTTTCTTGAAGCCTGCAAGATCAATTGAATTTATAGCTGTTGACTTCATTATCACAAATACTGGCGCGGCTTTTGAGGATTAGCACTAATTATAGTAACCTAGGAGAATAAATTGTAATGCCAAGTAAAATACCCGATAATATTCCAAAGTGGCAATCGATGAATATCGAGCCCAAAAGGAAATTTAAATTTATACTTCGTCTTGGTGGTATTCCTGCGTGGGTTATTAAAACTGCTGGCCGGCCACAAATAACAGTTTCGGATGGCGCAAAACATCAATTTTTATCACACGAGTTTAAGTTCCCCGGTAGAGTTACTTGGAATGACATTGAGATTTCACTAGTTGACCCAATTAACCCTGAAATTGCCGCATCAATGTTTAAAGTTATTGAAGATTCGGGCTATGCAGTTCCAAGCGACTGGAACGGCCAAAATGAGTTGTGGCGTTTAAGCATTTCAAAGAGAAAAGCTGCTTCAAGCGCTTTAAGCGATGTAACAATCCAAACAATTGATTCGGATGGCAAAAAAGTAGAAGAGTGGCGACTTTATAACGCTTGGGTTAAAAACATCAATTATGATGATGTTGGATATGACAGTGAAGATTTAATGAGCATTACAGTTGGGTTGGCGTATGATTGGGCTAAACTTGAAACTTTTGCGACAGATTAAATAAATGGCTGGTTCTATTATAGCTGAGTTGAATCGAAGGATGTTCGTGTCGAACTGTCCTGCGGCAGACGTTTCTGCGCCTGCTTGGGCTAAGATGACAAAGGATGCACAGCAATCCTTTAGATTTCTTTTAATTATTAACGGATTTCATCCAATTTATGTAAGTCAGGTTGCTAGGCCGGGATATACAGTTGAAACCGAGGCTCACAGACTTTTAAACTGGCATTTTAACTATCCCACCAATGTCAAGTGGGACGATATTAACTTTACAATTAAAGAAGTTTATAGTCATTCAAATGCAAGCACTTTTATGAAAAAATTAACTGCTTGCGCTTATTCTTTTCCAGATAATACAAATTCTGGGAAGCTAATTGAAAATGATATAAATAAAAGCTCTCTTGTAAATTCTTTAGGACAAATAAAAATTCAAAGCATTAGACCAGATGATAGTGTTCACGAAGAGTGGACTTTGCATGGCGCTTTTATAAAAAGTGTTAAATTTAGTGAATTAAGTTATGGCTCTGACGATTTAACTTCTGCTCAAGTTGGGTTATCATATGATTGGGCCCAGTTAAAAGTTTTTGATAAAACAGCCGATAGAGCTACAGCCATTGGCCAGAGGTAATAATGCAAGACAGAAATGCAAGTAAGACAAGCCACCACTCCCCACAACAAATATACACACCACCCGTAGACATTGTTCATTTACCATCAAAGGGTAAGTTTTATTCAGAAGAACACCCTCTTCATGGAAAAGAGTCTGTTGAAGTATATTTTATGACAACAAAAGAAGAGGATATTTTGGTTAATGTAGCATATAATAGCGAAGGCGTTGTTTATGAAAAGTTGGTTGAAAGCATTCTTGTCAACAAATCAATTAAACCTGCTTCTTTGTTGTCTGGAGATCGAAATGCAATATTAATCAGCGCTCGGGCAAATGCTTACGGCCCTGATTATGAGGTAAGAGTCCCTTGTCAGCAATGTCTTACAATGAATCAGATAAG